ATCATCTCCATAAGTAGCAGGTAGAACGTAATCATGAAAACGAATATCGTCATAAGAGGGAAGGTGTTCACAATATTCCGGCTGATTCTGAACAAACCAATAAAAATAATACATAAGAAGAACAAGGCCTCGCAGCCCATTATCTTCAGCAGTACCATATTTACCAGATGGTTGTTGACCGGGTGCACAAAATAGATCTCTACACATATCAGCAATGGGAAAAAGGGAAGAAGTCAACACACCAATCAACGCACGAGTCGCTTCAGCAGAATATCCCATCAACCTTGAAGTGTGGGTAATTATAGAACATACAGTCCAACCTATGTCGAACGGCATACTTTGATCAAAGTTTCCATAATCACCTTCAATGATGAGAGGTGAGAAATCTGTCAAATCTTTATACAACAAATGTGCTTCCTTGTGCATATCAATACCAACACAAGTACTATAGAGACGTGAATCTTCAACCATTGAAGTATACATTGGTCCAAGAAGCATCCTAGAAACAATGAGATCAGATAAAGCAGACATCCAAAAGACACGCGTCTTACCTACTGCGCATTTCTTAAGATCTCGAGGTTCATCTTTCAAAGCTGCCGTATAGACAAAAGGATATGATCGACGATGAGAATAGTGATCAAACATAGTGACCAAACGTTGTTTCAATGCTCTAGTGGGTTCACGAACAATCTTTGAACCATCTTCTTTTACGATAGGAATGTGTACTCTCTTTCCACCATTCCAACCAAAGCCACCACTAGTGGACGCATTTATACGTTTGAACATTCCATCACATTCTGCACCATTGATAGCTTCTTCAACTGTCATAGGTGACCATTCCACATTGTGACGTCGTTTGAGTTCTGAAACAAATCTGTCCGTTACTTCAAAAATAATACGTTCCAAAATTTTACGATCAAGTGGTTCACGCGATTTATTCAATTTTCTAGCAGCATAATTCCACGGAGAACAATATTCTCCATCAGCTGAAACAAAAGGCTTCATAGGAGGTGGACCAAAGTGTTGCGTTGGTTCAAAAGAATAAATTTCAGAAAACAACTTGTTAAGATCGCCATTTCGATTCATAAAAGATTTTGTAAGTTTAGATCCTTTTTGCATTATAATGTTACCAGAT